ACTTTGTCAAATAAAAAAAGGTCACCTTTTGAGTGACCTTACATTTTATTGTTGTGTTTGTTATTTGTATTTGAACTCGTCCTCAAATCCATTTGATTTGTTTTGGAAAGAATTCTTAATATCATTAACATTGATGTCAGTCACGTCATCAGGTGTTAAAACATAATCATTTTTTCCTGTCTTTTCCATCTCTTCCGATTTATCATCGAAAAATTGTGATAATTTTTGATTGAATGGGTATGAATCATAGCTTCTTAACTCCAATTTTTCTTGTGGAGTTTTTTCTCTGTATTTCTCAATTTTGTTTTCAAGAGCATTTAACTTGTTCATGATTGCATCCATCTCACCTAATCTTGATTCCAATTTACCTAATTGTCCAAACAAGTTTTCAAAGTATTCATCTTGTTTTGATTGAGTATCTTTTTGAGCGGTAACCAATTCAGTAATATCAAGTTCTTCACTATCAACACCTTCATCTGCACCTTTTTCCATTGAATCTCCCTCATCGTCAATTTTTTCAACATCAGGGTCGCTCTCAACGTCAATAGGTTCTGCTGCTCCTGCTTCAGGTGCTGGTGCTTCGCCACCTGGAGGTGGTGGAGGAACCGCTCCCGCATCAGCAGGTGGTGGTGGAGGTGCCGCTCCCGCATCGGGTGCCAACGCCGCTAAATCATCAGGTGCTGGTTCAGCCGCTTGCTCCAAGATATATTTATTTATACTTCTATATCTTTCGATTTCACTTAATATTTTTCTGTCTATACTCATTGTATTAGCCGTTTAATAATTGTTTTATACCTTTAGATGTTTCAACTCTAACTTTTCTGTTGGCGGTTGTTTGGTGTCCAGCTCTTTCAATAAGACCATCTCTTTCTCTTACAGTATAACAATCTCCTGTATCTAAGTCACAAACTTGTTTAGTTCCGTCACCGTTATCTTCTTGAGAAAATCTTGTAGATTTACCAAGGTAGTTGTCTAATGCTGATTTAATATCCATAATTATGTTTCTATATAAATATATCGTTATTTGTTAAATTTATGGTATGATGATTACATTGGAGAACCATTGAGTGACTGACTGAGTTGGAGGAGTCGTTGGTGTTATAGTGTTTGCTAATATTTTAATTTTGTAATTAATTACACAATCTGTTGGTATTGTTCCTCCATTATTATTAATTTCATAAATAACCCCACCATCTTCAATATAAAATTCAGTGAATGTACTATTAGTATATGCATCCATTAAATTAACAACTCCTTGACTAATAACAGTTTGAACTGTCGTATTGTTTGATGAAACAGTTGTTTGAACCACTTCATAACTTAAGTATGGTGATAATGGGTCACTTAATATTTCCCAATCATTGATTAATGGTGTATTAATTCCAATCTTAGTATAACCAGGAGTATAGATAGTATTAACCTCAGTAATACCTGTCATAGTTACAGGTCCTGTTTGTTGTGGTTGTGTATTACTATTTGGTAATACATTTGGCGCTACTGTTGGTGGTGCCGCAGATGTTTGTAATGGATTATATGTAAACGTTGTTGTACTTGAACCATCACCATATACACTCTTAACAGTTATTACATTGTTTTGAGGTACTGTTGTATTACTAAACGGAACAATAACAACGACATTAGTTTCACTATTAATAGTAATTCCTGTAATTACTGTAATACCGTTTATTGTAATGCCAGTTACTGAACCTAAGTCATTACCAATAATGTTAACTATTGTACCCTTAACACCAATTGACGGAGTGAACGAAGTGATTGATGGTGGTAAACATATTGGCGGTGGAAGTGTTGTTGTATTCAAATTATTGGTTGCACCTGCACCTACATTGGCAATTTGTTGTTCTTGAGCTTTATTAGCAGCTTTAACATCAGAATTCGCATCACCACTTAATTGAGCCTTGTTAGCGGATTTTAATCCTTTTATAACGGTTTCTTTTAATGTTTTAAATTCATCTTGATTTTCATCAAAATACTTTGGTGATATGTTAGGATTCTCACTTGTTGCTGGTGTCCAATAACAAGCGTAATATTTTGGTACACCTAATGGTGCGTTTCCATTTTCACCAAATAAAATACGGTTAACATTTGGTCCCAATCTTGCAATCATAAAATCAAGGAATGTGTCAAGGTTAGCAAAGTTAGCGATTGGTGTGGACGATTTTGTGTTATCATATGACCCATTTGCATTTGAGATAGAAACACACGACGCCTGTTTTTGTATAAAATAATTTCTCCCAACCGTACCCCAATACACACTTAATTCAGCATTTACAAAGTTATTATTATAACCATAGAACTTATCGGTATTAAACGTTTTAATATAACACATTAAATAAATAATGATTTGCAAGTTGACATCGTTAGTTTTTGCAATAATCGCATCGGCTAATTGTTTTTCTGTTAATCCAGTTGTTGCGGATTCAACAAAATCACCCCAAGTAACGTAGTTAGTGTCTAAAGATAATGTACAACTATTTGATGCCGCTGCTGCATTATCTCCAGCTTGTTGTAATTGAGCGGTTTTATTAATATTAGTTTCAGGTTTAACAGGTATATTTTCTTTTTTCTTTAATATAGCACTCTCAATCTGAGTTAATAAATTTTGATTTAAACTTTGTAATAAATTATCAATAGATGGTAAATCGTAAATACCTTGTCTAATTCCCGTAAAGTTTGTTTGGAATTGACCTGGTTGAATTGTGTGATTAACCTCAGTTATTAAGTAAGGCCCATTAAACATTGGGACGTGTCTTAAATTAAAGTACATCGTTGGTTGTAATAAGGCATTACCCAAACAAACAACTTGACATTGATAACTTCTTTTTTTGTATAGGTTATATAACCCTACGTTTTGTGTTGCAACATTTTTACCATTTGCTTGGTCAACCATATTAATTTGAGTTTGTATCGATTCTGAAGTTGCTTTACCACTATCCATAGAAACATCAAACGAATAGAAAATATTTTGATTTCTTGTTCCAATATCAACATTAAAACCAACACACTTATTTGAAAGAGCCCAATCTTGTTTACCAATCTGATTTTCAATTAATGGGTTTTCAGAAGCTCGTCGTAACTCAAACGAATCATCCCTAAATCTTGAATTACCCTTTGGTAAATCTAACTGAGCGGATGGTAATCCTGCATAGAAACAAACTACTTTTGGACTTGATTTCCTATAGTCAACATCCAAGAATGTCCCCCACATGTTGTCAGCAAACTCTAAAGAACCTTCCGCACTTTGTGAAAGAGTTGTCCCATCAGCATCTTGTACATTATAAAAATTAACGTAAGCTGGTAATGGCATTACATTAAACTTATTTTTAATTAAGATTCCACTTAAGAATGTGAAGACACTCATTTCCATATTGAATGATGATTCTTCAAAAGTTTTAGTACCTAACAGTGTATCTTTCAGTGAGAATATATCAACTAATAAAGTGTCTCCAATATTTCTTGACGCTCTATCTAAAAATAAGAAATCTTCAAATAATGTTTTATTTGAAAAGTCTCCACCAGCAATCCACTTATCATTAAGGGCTTTAAACACTTCATAGTTTTCAACTTTAGATTGTTGTCCATCTATAACACTTTGTATTTTTTTCTCAGGTAATTCTTGTTGATTAGGTAATGCAAGTCTAACTCCTGTTAAAATTTGATTTAAAAATAAATTTTGTATTGCAGTCGTACCATCTAAATAAAGTTGTAATCTTGATTTGAATTCAACACTTGTTAATGTTGGTGTAAGAAGTTTTTGTGTCGCATATTGTTTAATTAATTGTGAACATAAAACAATATTATCAACGGTAAAATCAATATTATTATCAATAAAGAAATCCGTAATATAAGAACCTTGATTGGTGTATGTTAAGTTTTGAATTGTTGAGAATCCGATTTCTGTTTCTAACGCTAACCACTGAGCAGGATATTGAGCCTTAGATTGTGCCAAGGTTATACCACCAAAATCTGAAGGTAATGTGTTATCAATATACGTACCAAAATTAATTGGGTCTGTCACGACATTTGGTCCGTTGTTGGAAGCGATGAACGAATCAACAACTCTTCTTTTGTAATTGGCTGGGTTCCCATATTTTAACATTACATCATATTCTAAAAACGATTTAATTGTATTTGAGAATGACGCTAATTGTGTATTACCAAGTGTGTTAAAATATTCTGAAGTTGATGTTTCCGTACTAGAGTTTACGGTCATTAAATTTCTAAACAAATATTGGAAGTTTCTGTATAATGCGGTATTGTCAACTGGTGATTCACCAATAGGTACAACAACTTGAGGACCCAAATCAATATCCGCAATTGGTTTAGAGAAATTCAAAAACTCCTGTTCAAACTTATCTAAAATACTTTTATCAAACACTGAGAATATTTCTTCAATGTTAGAATATTCATCAGTAATTAATAATTTAAATGATGATTGTTTTTCATTACCTGTTAAAATTTTGTTAACATATTTTTCAGGATTTGGTTTTACAATTTGTGTGTTATTAAAATAACCATAATTTGGTGCCGACCATAACATTCTAACAGAACCATTATAGATTGAAGGGTTATTTAAGAACGGAACAATCTGAACATTATTCTGTAATAACTCAACATTTACTTGGTTGATTGGAGAACCAAATGAAGGGACAATAAAATATTTATTACTAGTTGTATTTCGATTTGGTCTACAATTACTTGCCAAATTATCCAAATCCATTACGGTGTCAGGTAAAACGACAGACCAAGTCTCAATAGTAGATATTTTTGGAAATCCACTAATAAGGTCAACAACAGAACCACTTGGGTTAATATTTGATTCTTTGAAATTATATATTTTCATACCTCCACCAATACTTGTTTGAATCTCAGCGTCAGTATAATCTTTATATAAATCATAACCATTATAAAATACATTAAAGTCATTAATCACTTTAGGATAAAATCCTGTTTGTATTTTTGGAGTATTAATTGATGTTGTATTTTGTAGTGTAATTTCTTTAACACCATCAAACTCAAACTTATATGTTTTTGTATCAGAACTAGTAATTGGGTCAAAGTTACCTTTATAATCGAAATTAGTCCACGCACTATCTAAGAAATCTATACCAGTTGTTTTAAATGTTTTGTATCTATACCAAATAGAACCCATCTTTAAAACCCAAGCATATGGCATTTTGTGAATTGCACCAAACTTTTTAAAACAAGACGCAATATAATCTAAGTCGTTTGACGCACCAAGTGTTTTATATTTTTCTTTTAAAGACGCTAATGGTAAGGAATTAATAAATAAATAAGCGGCTTGAACATATGGGTACTTATCTTTCTTTCTCCAATTTAACACACCATTTTGAATTGCATTCACCATGTATGGTGTATTCAACATAGTTGTTGTTGTTTCGGTCGTAATATTATTTATCTGTCTTGTATGATAAACATATCCCTCAGTTGGTATAAAATTGTCAGGATTTTTTCTTGTATCTAAAAATACGGTTAAATTAGTTGAAATTATTTCCTGTGTTGGGTCTGTAACAGTTAAATAAGAAAAATTGGTTACAGGTCTATTTGTAGTATAGTTATATACACTATCAAAATTTGAAATTACGTTTCTTTCTTTGAAGACTTTTAATACTTGTGTTGTATTATAAACCGAAGTATTTGCGTTAGTACTACTTTGAGCCATATTATTAGAAACCCAAGTAGGATTTGTAAATGGATATGTATCAATAATTAGTGGGTCATTTGACGCATTTTTAACCAATTGTTCTAACGCTTCATATTTTGCAGGATTTTGAGGTTCTTTACCTAAATCATTTGTTGTAAGAATATTAAACGAGTTCTCAGTTAAATTTCTAATATAAGGTGTTACGTAGAAATCTCGTATGAATTCTTGGTAAGCCCTACCTGTACCTTGGTTAGAAAAATTAGATAAAGTCTGTTGGTAATTTTCCGCAGTAATATTATAATTCTTAAGTTTTAAGGTTAAGAAGGGCGAACTAACACCTAAACTTGTCACAATATTACTTGTTTCAGAACCTAATATCAATTCGGTTAATTGACTTAACTGATTTGCATTGGCTCGGATATATCCAGAATAATTTGATGTTAGAAATTGTCGTTCCCAAATCTCATAGAAAAACTTAACCTCTTCTTTATTGGCGTATGCAATACCGTTTGACGGATATTCAATTGCATTGATATTAGTAATGTTTGTTGTTGCTTGACTATCTGTTGGTACTTGAGCAATTGGAGGATTAAATCTTTGAGTTATACCTCTCATGTATTCTTCAACAAACTCAACTTCGGGCCATTTGTCATATAAATAACCTTTAGTTATATCAACAACTGAAGGGTCAGCAATGTAACGTAATTGAAAACGTCCCTTTTTATCATCAGGTGTTTCAACAAAAAATTGTGGCCAAGGATATACTGGAATTTGACTTGTCGAAAGTCCTTGATTTTGATTTGCAGCTTCTTGAGACTTTCCAAGTTTTTCTTGAGTATCGGTACCAGGTGCTGATGATGGATTATCTAAAATAGATAACTGTCTAATTGGGTCATACTTTACATTCCAAGCATTTGTATGAACCTCATCCATTAAACGAATAAATGCTTCAGCAGACGCCATAACAACTGCACAAACATTTCTTACTGTTGGTCTAAAACCAATACCAATTTTAGTATCTTCAATTTTTCTTGAGAAATCCGCAGTTAGTTTTGTTTCATAGTCTGTTAACTTTCTATTAGCCTCAGCTTCAAGTTGGTAAATCAAATTTTCAAATCGTGGTTCAACTTGACTTGTAACCGTATTCGATTTAAAAATAAAAAACGGAGTTTTAACTAAATTAAGCGTACCAGAATTTACACTTACTTCCGCAATTGGTTTATACAAATTGTCTAAATAATCCTTGGTCAACTTAGTATCCTCGGTAGTTGGTGCTAGTATCCCTGTACGTTGAATTGTTGTCTTAGTTAAATCAATATCATCAATATTAACATTAATTAACATAGTGTCGTATGTGATACTATTTTTAATAGGTGACGCACCTTTAATTCCAAGTGTTGGATTTTCGGCTAATAGTCTATTACCTTCCGAAATAAGTCCACTTAGGAATGTTCTAGCTATTTGTTGTCTTGTTGGGTCTGTAAGTATTTCATCTTTAAGGGCATAAACATATGTACCATTCTTTAAAACGATTGGTCTTAGATTTAGATATGTATTATACCAAGACGTATCAGAACCATACACATCATTATAATATTTTTTTAAGGTTTCTTTATACGCCCTAATATTAGTTAATGGTTCCACATCAACTTTAGTATATGAATCAATAATAGTCTTTTCAAAATTTTCCAATGAATTCATGAATTGAGCAAATGTCATTTCAGGAAAATCAGGGTCAAGTAATCCTTTTGCTTTATATTCACTATAAACTTCAATTACTTTCTGATAACCCTTTTCACTAACAATTTGAGTTACCACATCATTTTGACTATTACTTGCTTGACCCGCAATTGACGCACTTTGTTTTGTTTGGGTTTCAATGTTCTTATTACCACCTTCATCTGATGTTGGTGATTTAGAAATGTCAAATCTTGTACTATACATGTGTGGTGTTGCCAACAAATGACCCATTGATATTTCATTAAGAATGTTAAACTTATATCCAACAAATTCTAATTGAACTTGGTAATTTCCACTAAACGTATTAAATGTTGCGTGAAATGTTTTTAAATTTAATTGGTATTTAATCGCCTGTCCATAAAACCCTTTAAGTGTTAAATAAAATGGAGGGTAAGGTAAATTAAAAAATGCGGCATATGGTGAATTATCACCAAGCTCAAAAAGAGCTTTACCTTGAATATCTTCAAGAAGAATTGTTACTTGTGGAATAAATGAACTACTTGTTCTAACATTAATAGATGTGATACCCAACAAACCATTATCTGTTGATGTATTACCAGGGTTGTTTACTGTAACTCTATCATATGGTTTTGTACCATCATTTGGTGCAATGGTTTCTATTCTTGTTTGATTGGTACCCAAACCATTTCTAGAACCTTTACCAGTAATTTCATCATAATATCCTGAAGTCAGTGATGTACCTTCTGTTGGTCTTAAAAAATTAATTTTAGCAACCGATATAACTCGAGCTCTATCTTCAGGACTTCCACCAACGGCTAACTTAGTTCTTGGCAATACCTCCGCTTCAAGGTTGGCAAACATAACCAAATTTTCATGGTCAACCAATCTTTCACGAATATTACCAAACGCATCAATAGTTTTATTTGGGTCAACAACAATAATGTTATTGTAATCAAATTCTACTAATACGTTTCCACTGTTGTCTCCTGGTTTGTTACCTGCCATAATAATAGAAATAATTATCTAACGCCGCTTTATAGTCCTGTAATGAAGGTAGTAGCGGATAAGGAATAATCAATACCGCCCCATCGAATATGTTATTTTCTAATCCACCAAATTGTGGATTTGCTTGTAATATCAACCAACCAAAATATGGTGAGTTGTAATATTCTTGAGACACCACATCCAATCGACTACGAGCCACTTTATATATGTAAGACTTATCTGTAGGTTTTTGAGGTAATTGCACAAAAGGGACAACGGTCTGTTCACCATTAATCAGAAAATTACTATATCTATTCCAATATTGATATGCCATTAGTTAAACTTTGCCTTTGAGATGAATACTTCACTTGATATTTCATCGTCCCATGTTGCTTTATTTGTGTTTTGATTTTCAGTATCACCTAAACCTTTAATCAATGCTATTTGACCTGATGTGTTTGCGTTTTCAGTTGTATAATCAAATAGTCTTTTTTTCTTAAGAGTGTAAGGAGTGAATTTCAAGAAGTTTTGTAACTTTTGTGTTTTCATATAATTGATAAACTCTTTAGTAGTATTGTTTTCGTTTTCAAATTTTGGTTTGGCGGTTCCTTTCCAATACTTATCAAAGTCTTCAGATAATACAGTTCCACTTTCCCCATTACCAATAAGACCCTGATTATTAATTATATTACCAATCATCGCATTTTTAAAGGTTTCATATTTTTTATCATCAATAACATCATCAGATAAAATCATATACACCCTTCTAAAAGACACATTAATAAAATCATCACTATTAAACGGCACAAACACTTTTTGGTCGTCAGGTAATTTTGTCTCAGTCGGTGGGAAAATTAATTTACCCGAATATTCTTTACCATTAAAAGTGAATTTGGTTTCATCGGTGGTTAAACCATTAAATTCAACAATTCCATGTTTAATTTTTAAAATATCATTCGCCATTTCAATCAAAGTATCTGATGCTCCAGTTGAACTTGGGTCTACCGTAGTTGTTGGTAATGTCGTATAACTTATCACATTTCCTAACTTATCTTGTTTACCATCGGTACCTGAAGGACCAGGATACGCTGATGGGTAATACATAACAGTATTTGCTCTTGCAACATAAGAAATATAAACTTGTTGTACATTTGTCATACTTTGAGTAATTGTAGTAACTGCATTTAAATAAGTACTTCCTTTGGTTTTAACAACATTTGTATAATTTTCTTTAAGTTGTCTCATTACTTTATTTGAAAAATCTTTACTACTAATTAATTGTAAAAATCCTTCGTCACCATTTTTAATGTCTTTAATTAACTCATCAACAATTACATTAACTCTCGCCTCTGTATTATTAGGTTTTCCAAAAAGATTTACAGGTTCATTTTTATCAACTAAGAACGCACCATTTGTATAATTTCTTTCTAACATCCATTGTTGACGTAAAGCATTATTATATTGATTAACGGTCTCTTCACTTTTATTTACAACATTTGTAAAATAATTTTGAGTTTCTTCCGAGAATTTATCCATAAATGATTCATAACTAATGGTACCTGTTTGTCCTGTAGAACTAATACTATTAGTTAATATTGTTCCAATGGTATTTTCATTTGATAATCCATTGTTTGGTTGAGCACTATTAATTGTTGGAGGTGCAACCCCAGATAACGCCGCAAATTGTAAGAACTCCTTATCCAACACAAGATAACTTGTATCAGTAACATCTGCCCTATCATCATAAATCTCAGTATTTGCGTAGTAGTTGAATGTAAGAGCGTTCTGTAATCTATCAACAGATTCTTTTAATCCACTACCACCAACAAAGTTAAATGCTAAAGTAACCTTAGCAATCATAGGTTGAACTCCAATACCCTCAGGATTCATATCAAGTCCTTCATAAGCAATACTCAAACTTGTTGGTATTATCTTGGTATTGTAAAAGTCCCCAACTCTTAAAATAAGAACTGGTGGTGCCCCAAATGCCGTGTTGGTTGCATTATTATATTCTAACACATCTTTACCTCCAATAGATTTAACCACAGGTATTGTATCACCAGGTCTCATACATTGTTGTAAGAAAGTAAGTCTTGTGTTTAATCCTTCAGGTGTCATTGAGTGAAATGCTGGTTGGAAGAATTTTAATTTGTCCTTAAGGTTATCATAAACCATAGGGGTTTCCTCTTTAATTACCTCAAAATAATCACACTCAGATAATAAGGCTCTTAACACTCTTTTGGTTATATTATCTCTCGGTATTACAGTTGTTTCTACCGTTGTTTGAGTTTCAGTTGTAGTTACAACATTACCTGTCACCACAGTTGTTTTCTTTGGTGGTAAAACAGGTGTTGGTTCTGTTATGTTAGTCGTTATACTTGATATAAATGCCCTTCTACAAGCCATCGCACTTGTTGTGAACACATCTTTAGAACCCGCTTGAGTATCACCACCAACAGTGTTATTATCATTATCTGTACAGTTAACCGTATTACCAACATCCATTTCATCTATTGAAAACGGACCTTGTGTTTTTTTAGATTTTTTTGGTTGTGATGTTGTATTCTCACCAAACCCTTCACCACTTTTCAATATTAATCTATTTGATTTAACAAATTTATTAGTTGCTGGATATTCGGTAAAGAATTTAATAACAGATGCAATTCTTCTTGCAGAAAGTTCTTTATTATATGATTCAGTCGCTGGTGCAGAACAACTTGAGCTAATTACAATTGTAATGTTTGTATTAGGTTCAGTATTTGTTGTTAATAGTTCGGCAATTTTATCGGCTAACTGTTGACCAATTTGATAGTTTGGTGTAACAACAGTATTGAAGAACTCATCTAACTGAGCACCATTTGGCTTACTAGTATACAACCCAACGTTTGTTGGTGATGTATATCTGTCATACTCTTGAGCATAATTTGGAATTGGTTTATTTTGTTTTGGAAAATCATTACCAAAATAAAAGGCAATTTGTTGGTATTTGTTTAATTCAACACTACCTGTCGCACCTCCACCACCAGAACCTGTTACTCCACCACCACTGTTAGACGCAGCAACTGTTGGGTTTCCACCATCAATAGTATTGATAGCGTATTGCATCTGTTCTCTTGTAATTTCTTTAGATGTAATGGCTTGTTGGATTTGGAATAAATCGTTTGGATTAATTGTATAATATTTTTTGGCAAGTTCATATAAATCGTATTTTCTACATCCTGCAAAGAATGAATCTAAAATACTATCAATTCTTGGTTTGTTTGTTTCGTTTGCTAACACCTTGTTAACAATAACATTTAACACTGAAGGATGGTCAACAACAATATCCCATGTTAAACTACCTGTTCTACTTGTACTTTTGTAAGTATAAATTGGTTCAGGTCTTCCAAGGAATTCGTTTGGATTCCAGTTAGCCTGTACTGATTCGTTGAATGTTAAGTTATATGGTGGGAACCACATTACTCTACCTCCATTTGGTCCTCGTTCACAAACCGCCAAGTCTGAAACCGCAAAACCTGGTGTGTTTGATGTTGCCCATGCCAAGTTCTCCAATGAGAACATATATTTTTTAGCATAAGCATTATTCATCGTACCAATAATGTTAGTTGAGTCTTGTCCTCCCTCTTGTTTGTTTGGTGCAATATTAAGATTATATGTCTTATCTAATACAGACCACGCAAATCTTCTACCTTCAGTTGTAATACCATCGGTTTTTTGAAGGTCATTATATTGTAAATAAGGAATATCTTTGGCAAATACACGACAATATTCTGTTCCAACCTCTTGTCCGATTGCTCCAACATAACTTAAAACTCTTGAACCTTTTGTCATTTCTTTGTACCCATCATGGAATACTTTACTAACTTGGTCAATCGCGTTACCCGCATGTTTTAGACGGTTACCACCTTGTGGTTGGCTATCAATTAATCTTTGGGTGTCATCTAATATAGAACCTTCTCTAAAAGTTCTTTCAGTGGACTCTGTTGAGTTGTATGATGATGGTTTAAAGTCTTCGTCATTATTTGTGATTTCACCACCAATACCAACTTTTTTACCAGCATTACCTTTGTATTTTGGTGATACCCATGTGAATCCACCTTCAATACCCCCACCATTACTATAAGTCGGTCCGTTAGCACCAAGTCTAATTTCTTTACTTGGTCCTTCATATAACTGAGCCAACTCTTCGGGACCATAAACAGGTGATTGTACTTCATTACCATAAGGGTCGTTTGGTAATGAACCTGATGGTGAAAAAATTCTTGATGGTTCAGATGTTGTTGAACCAATATAATAATTGGCGTTGTTTGTGTTGGTTCCAACCAAAGCTCCACCCAAACGGTCGATTAATGTTCGGTCGTAACTTGGCTTGTATCTGTTAAAGTTAATATTCTTAAACAATAAAGATTTTTGACCTTGTCCTGTATTTTCAAAGAATATTTGGGAACCTGTCTTACCCGCACCTAAAAGATTACTAATAAGTTTACCACCCGCAGCTAATGGATTACCCAATAGAGCTTGTTGGATTGTGGTTGGTTGTGGTGGATTAACACTTGGGTCCCAATAAGAACCTGGTATAGTTGAGAACGGTAATTGACTACCTCCAAGACTTAAGGCAAATTGAGCTGCAGCTCCCAACGGATTGTTTGGTACCGTAATATTATAGTTTGGTTCAATTATCGGAACATTACCAGTTAAAATATTAACAAGATTTGTACTACTATTAACATTTAAAATGTTGGCTCTACCAATAGTTTCTCTAATGATTGCTCTACCAATTCGGTCTTGAAATTCTTTCTTTAAAGTCTTGGCACCTAAACGAGCAATAAATGAATCTGAACTCAATAACCCATCACTACCAAGTGGGTCAGGATTTAATAATATTGATACCGCACGATAAGATGATGGTGTAAAGGTATAATATGGTTGTCCGTTTGGTGGTCTGTCTTGGTCAGGTCTAACAGTTTCTAATGATGAAACCGCCTCACCCGCATCAAAATTATTCGGACTTGAATAAGCGTTTAATGGTCTCCATATTTGAGTTGCCGCAAATCCCGTATCAACAATGTGAGCATCTTGTTGACCTGGTCCATATTCACCCTGATTAGAAGTTGTATTTAAGTTTCCACTAATGTCAGGAGCAAATTCATATCCTCCTTCATTACCCCATCTGTTAAGAGTATATTGTTTGTCGGCAAAAAATGTTGTATCAATTAAAAAATCAGGACTGTCAATAACAGAAATGTCTTGTTGAACTACTTCATATGTTATTGGCGGGGTCGCAGGACTAGGTGATTTAGCATAAGGTACTAAATTACGAGTCATCAGTTTTTTTCTGAATCCTTCAGTACTAATATAATCTAACGGACTACCCATTTATATGTTTACTAATAAATAGGTTGATTGAGTTTTTTTTATCATTGATAAGTTGGAACACCCGCACCTTTTGTATCTTTTCCAAGAGTTGCAACATATTGTTTAAATCCTTCACTATTGAATATTTGAGTTAATTGTTGTTGTGTTAACCCATTAGCTCCAACAGGACCATCTATAGTTATTTTAATATTACCCGTTACGTTGTTTGTAACATTAGTTGTTTTTGGTTGAGTTGTTTCAATTTGTTTTGATGCCATTTTAGATTGTAAAGTTTCACCTAAAACATTTGACTCACTTAGAGGTTTTACTTGAGCCTTTTGTTTAACCGCCTCAACCGAAGACTTTAACGGTGAACCAAGTGCTTCCAAAGTTTCATTTGCAAATGCCCTAAATTCTTTTTCAATTCCACTACTTCCTTTAATATTTTTAGCACTGGCCTCTAAAATACCTTTAAGAGCTTTCGTTCCACTTTCACCCAATGAATTTGCTCCACTAATAACACTATTTTCTAATTGTTCAATTTTTTTAGTAAAATCGGCGTCAGAAATTTTACCAGCGTCTTTTGCGGTAAATAAATCTCTCATTTTATCTATCGCTCCCGTAACATTTTCAGTAATTTTAGCACTCTCAGGAATTGCCTTATAAACGTCTTTTGATAATTCTCTTAAAATTCTGTCAGCTCCATAAATGTTTTCACGAACTACAGGTGTTGCCGCAACACCATAAGCAACTTTAGCTGCAATCGCTTTAACATTTGCTGCCATATCTTGTGCAACAGTCAATTGACTTGATTGAATGTCTTCAAGAGTTTTTGGTCGATTTTCTTCTCTTTCTTTTAGAGCGTCAAATTGTTCTTGAGTTAACTCACTTAGTTTCTTTTGTTCTATAATACCTGTTTGGTCATTTTTAAGTTGAACCACATATTGTCCATCTTTCATTGTTGCCATATTTGCCAACAATTGTTTGTCTTCTTCTTTGTCAAACTGTATTTCAGGACTTATATTAGATATTCTTTTATCTAAATCTGCGGCGGCTAAAGCAGCTTTACTTAAAGACCCCGCAGACATACCAGCTTCTTGTTCAATTTCTCTCAACATTAAGACCCCTTGAGGATTTATCTTAAATGTTTGTGTTTTTTCATCAAACTCTGTAAATTGTTTTGACGCTTTAATAATACTATCTTGTAATCCCGATGGGTCTGTTAATGATTGATTCATTAATGCAAACGGGTCAGTTAAGTTTCCAATAGATACACCTAACCTTTGTAATCCAGCAGCGGTTTCAATAGCCCCTTCAGGTGTTAAAACTTTTTCCGCAAAATTAAATGTTTCTTGCATGTCCAATCTTAACATTGATGCTTGTGCCGCCATTTTTGCTAAACCTGCAACACCACCTTCAAACTGATAACGGTTCATTTTGGACATGTTAGCATTAACATCCCCCATAACCGTTTTAGAGTTCAATCCAACACTTTGAATATAATCAATAGAACTTTCTAAGTTTGTACCTATTTGAGAAGCCTCAATACCTACGGTAGCAAAATTTTCAACCAATGTTTCCGATTCTATACCTAATATTTTACTAGCGGCATATAATTTTGAAACTTGTTCTTCCGTTGCAATTACATTTCTTCTTGACCCCTCAGCAATACCCTCCATCGTGGCGGCAGCCGATGCTGCATCACCACCTAAACGAATTACTCCAGCGGCAGACCTAGAAATGGCGTCTCCCAACTCATCCATTCGGGTTCTACCCATTACAAATGTTTGGTTCAGTCTTTCAGATAAATCAAACATGGTGTCCATAGCCTTGGCAGCTTCCTCAAGAGGTGATGCAAGACTTTCAACACTTTTCTTTAACTTATCGATTTCTTCTTTTGACGGCATTTAAGTTTTGGTTTCTATATAAATAGAAGAAGGACTAATTTTTTTAGTCCTTCTGATTATCTTCTATCCATTTATTGAGTAAATATTTCCTAACAAATATCGGCATCCTCTCAAAATCTTGATAAGAAACTTTTAACAATGTTGTTAGATAATAAAATTCGTCGATTTGACTCTTCCTATACTCAGAAGAAAGGGCGAAAAAAGTCGACCCCAAAACCAACATTCACTGTTAGTTTTTCTCCTGACGGGGCCATAATAGTTTTGTTCATGTCTAATCTTGGTTCATTTTCATTCATAAAATTTCTAATGAATTTAGAATCCGCAATTGGCATTGACTCAATAAATTTAGCAATCTGAGATTTGTCTCTTGAACCATCAACCTCTAAAATTTCTCTCTCCATTCTCCACGTAACCCTTGGAACAACTCTACCTTGTGGGTATGTTGACGCTAATCGATTGATGTCTTGAATTTCACCATAAGTTAATGGTTTAATTTTAATTGTTGATTGTGATTTTGGTAACATGATTGTAAAGGTACCATCTTCACCTGGTTTTTGATTTCCAACAATTGACAATTCATCCAACACAACTGTAGTTTGGAATTGTTTTTTAGTTGTTGGGTCAGTAACATTTAAAGTTATTTCAGGACCAAAAGCAGTATTTCTTAAAAAGATAAGAATTGCTTCAACATCACCTTCAACTAATTCTTCAACTTTAATATCTGGCTCATATATTTTGGCTCTCAATAAAGTCATTGTTAAGTCATTAGACCCTCCCATAAGAATGTTCTCATCGGAAGCAGTAAGATAACCAACTTTAATCGCTTTCTTTTTATTTTTGTAAAATACTCCTTGTGAAGGTAGTTGAACCACGTCGTGTGGTAGTGTAAAATTTTCTTGACCGTAGTCTCTTGCTTGATTTTCCATATAAAAAAATAACCGTAAAGTTTATTAGCTTTACGGTTAAATATAAATGAGTATGATTTTATGTAAATAGTATTAGTATACTAACACACATCTATCCATTCTTAAAGAAGCTGTGATATCAGCCAACGCATCTTGACTATAAGATAACGAACCAAAGTTTACATCAGTTAAGAAAGTTCCATAGAGAATCCATTTCTCAACAACAACTCCTGTAGGGTCTAACATTTCAAGGTCGATATCTTTTTTGTAACCTGCAGCATAACCCATACGACCTGTCACCGATTCAGCGTGTAAACGAACCCACTCCATAAGAGCTTGAGCTGCTGATGGTCCAATAGGGTCACGGAACTTAACACTAATTGGGTCCCAGTTAAATCTACCTGCTACGAATGTAGATGTATTTAAAAATTGTATTTCAGTTGCACCAATCTTGATAGACGGTCTTGAAGCGCTTTCAACAAACCATTCGTTGATACCTAAACTTGACGGAAACCTTAAAATGAAACGGTTCTGGCGTTTCGGTTCGTAAGGTATCGGCATTTTCATTAATAAATCAGCCATGTTATTTTAATTTTTTTTTGTTTTTTTTTTGTTGTTTATA